GATTCCGGGTGTCAACGCCGCGTGGACGCGTTTCGGCGACCTCCAGCTTCCCAACCTCGGAATATTCAAGTTCGACGCCGAGGGGAAAGGATCCATGCTCGCGCCGGCGGCTTCCTCGTATGAGGGGTTCTTGGGACTCGAGCAGTTGCAGGACGCAGGACTGTGGGGAATGGACGAGACGACCCCTGACATAAAATACCAAGGCCCTGGAATGTTCGATCAGGACAATCCTGCGACGCAGGCGGCGACGCAGATTCTCGGAATTCCGACGAGCATCGCGACTGGAAACATAAAGAACATACTTCACACGCCACGGGCGATAGCGCAGGGGGCGAAACTGTTCAGCAAGCCTACGCGCGGTTTCCGTGGAACACCGGCTGAAGTCTCTCCTGGATTCGGAATTCCAGGACAATCCCGCGTGCCGGGAATCGCGGAGCAGGCGACAAGAGAAACGCTTGGGGCTCCGTTGACCATGGGCAAAATGGCGTTGCAGAACAAGGCTCTCGTTGGCGGGGTGGCGGCGCCAATCGGCATCGCTTCATTGTGGCCTGAGTAATGTTAACCGGCATAGCATCAATACCCAAGGCCCTTAATGTTTTTAAAGCTAGATATCCGCAATTTAAAAATTTAAAAGACATAAAGTTATCAAATAAAAACAAAAGATTTATAGGGCGCACAGAATATAAAATTAAGCCAAGAAATCAATTTGGTCAGCCTCTTGAAGAGAGAACTGTTGTTAGCAAGAGAGAAATTCATCTCCCTAAAAAAGATTTTGTAGATGATTTTGAGAAAATAAGGAAGGGTGAACTTAACAGGGGTGAAGCAGCAAAAAAACATGGAATGGTTGAAATTAGAAATGAAGAGGGTCGTACTGGCATATATCCAATACCCAGCTTTAGGCTTTTATATGATTCCTATTTAAAAAATGTTCCAGATGATTTATTCACTAAAGGTGGTAAACCAAGAGAATGGTCTGTTCCAAGTTCAAAGGCTGGCAAGGATAAACAATTTGTTAAACCCATTTTTGTTAAAAAAGTAAATGATGCAATTGAACTAGCGGATAAGTCAGATTCTAAGATTCCTTACAATTTAAGATTTTTTGAAGCGTATAAAAATATTTCAGGAAGACAAGGACAGGGCACGAAACAGTTTACAGGGGAGTGGATGTCTGTTCTGTCTCTTGCGCCAAAACTTTTTAAATTTAAAAAAAGAAAGATTCCAGATTTAAGATTACCCAATACATTACGATACGATGTAAAAAGAAATGTTGTTGATATAGCTAATCCTGGTAATTGGATTAATAGAAGAGTGGCATTTAAAAATCTTAAGGTAGGGGATATCGCGACTGGTAAATCATTGCAATATGCGCGTGAAGTAGAAGACAGTGGAGGAAAATGGCCTACTGTTCTTCAAAGAATTTATGCTAATCCAAAAGTAAAAAGATATATAGACCCGATAGTTGCCGCTCTTCCAAAAAATAAATTTGGAGATCCCATTAATACTCTTTATCATGTTGATCATGTTGTCCCACCCCGTTTTGGAGGAACTAACGCTGAGTCTAATTTACGTTTCATAGTGGCAGGACAGCATACAGGACCGCGTTTAACTGCAGAAATGACTCCCGTCAGGCAAGTTGTTCAAGCAAAAAGCAGCTTTGAGAAAGATGCTTTTAATCTTTATACCGGAATGATTGATAATGTTGTCGCTGGAAACATAAAAGAAGCTGATATTTTAAAAAAACAACTAAATATCCTGCAGAAGAATTTTAAAAAAACTAATCCTAATGTAGATTTTGGAATTGGTGAGCCTTATGTAATGATTAAAACAGGAGATTTATCTGCTACTCATAAAAAATATATTGATCAATTAAAATTAAAACCAAAAATAAAAAAATTGCTTTATGATAAGTATATAAAATCATACTCTAACAGGCCTAATAAAAAGGAATCAATAGAGGATTCAGCAAAAAAGCTTTATGAAAGAATGCTTTATTTTATGAATTTATACGGGGGAAAATTACCTAAAGGATTAGGACGTGAGTTGGGAGAGTTTAAAGAAGGTGGCTTGATTAACGGAGACTTAACTGATACAATAGCGCCAGAGAGAGGACCCATGCCGGAAGGACTGCCATTACTAGACCCGTTGGAAAGCATTGATCGTTCAAGACGACAGCATTTTCAAGTCGGGGGATTCGCGAACCTGTTCGGAAAGCTTGGACGAGTTCCAAAGGCCGTGGGAAGATTCGGAGACATTAAGAAGCCTTCATTGGCTAAACCAAAGGCGACGACTGAAGTTGTCGTAGGACAGGCGGTCGAGGACAAGCCGGCGATGTTTCTATCAACAGTCAACGCGATTGAGGACATGCCCGACGCCGCGAATATGAACGCGCAGCAGTGGCTTGGAACAATCAGGAACAAGCCTGGAGTATCCGCCACGGAGCTTGATGAATTCGGTCTTGAAGCGTTGCTCACGAACATGCACAAAGCCAATCCCAAGCAAAAGCTTACAAAGGCGCAGCTCATTGAAAACTACAACCGTGAGATGCCGAAGATTGACATGGACATCGCGATCGCGGAGCCGGTTTCAAGAGGAGGAAAGGATCTCGCTAAAATGCTCCTGGATGTGAGGGAGAAGAGAGGACCGTCACATTATGACGACCAGGTCGACATATTCTCAAACGACGCGAGGCTCCTGACCGACCTGCACCAGCCACCGCAGGACAGGGTCGGATTTGTTTTACGGGGAAAACTGATTGACATCATGAAGGGGACGACGAAAGTTGCGCCGCGGGCGGATCAAGAAGACCAAATAATCAAGCTTTTGGAGCCGACGGGAAGACAGGCATATCATTTTCAAACCAGGGACAGCGTTTTCAAGGAACTGTGGGAGAAGGCGTTTCCAAACTTGTTCCATACGACTAACAACATTGTAAAGCAGGGATACCGTGATGAACTGGCGACGCTTGTTCCATCACAGGACGTGACGAAACTGTCAATCGCGAAGAACATCTCGGAGGAGCAGGCGTTCGAGGAGCTTTATCAGGCGCTTAACATTTTTGATAGGCAGGTGATGACGGCGGACGTGCCGATTCCCTTCTGGACTAAGAAACTATTATACCGTTTAGGCGACATGAGCGAGGGAAGGGGATTCTTCTACAAGAGCAAGAGGACTCCGGCGCACGAAGGGGCGCAGTTCATACCCGGAGGGTCCGGATACGGCGAATTGAAGTTCTATCAGAACTTTGATACGGGTGCCGTAAGGGCGAAAGAGGCTGATTATAGGTCAGGACATTTCAGCGGAGAGGTTTTTCAGGGGAATACTGGCAATTCACCCTTCGGTTGGCTTAGGTTCAGTGAAAGAATTGATGAAAGTGGACGAAAAATCCTCATGGCCGAGGAAATTCAGTCCGATTTGCATCAAGCAGTGGCGCAAAAGGGATATAATTACGCCCCACGGCTCGATAAGCATGACGTTCTCGCCGAAATGGGCGAATTCGCGAAGCAATTGGACACAAAAAAGCAGACTTTGGAGTCTACAAGGCTCAGGAAGGACGCGATCAAGGCGTTGCCCAGAGTTGAGCGTGAATCAGAGGCGAATGTGGCTGAATTGAAGAACATTGAGAAGGCAATAAAGAAACTGATCGGTGACGTGAAGAAATTACAGAAAAAAGTGGAAGCTCAAGCTAAAGCAACTGGAAGAAGTGGACAAGTTCACCCTGACACCGCGTTTAAGAAGTCAGAGAACTACGCGAAGCTGTTCATGCAAGGATTGATGAAGATGGCGAATGACAAGGGATACGACGGTGTCGCCCTTTCAACTGGAAAGATGAAAAAGGCGCACGGAGCTATTCCTAAAGGTGGCGACAAATTCTATGATGAAATCGGAGTGAAGGCGATGAAAAGAATGGCGAAGAAAAGCGGATTCAACTTCACTGATACAACAATTGTTGACGGGAACGGATTTACGTGGGAGAAGATCCCGTTAATTGAAATGAGAGACATTAACACTGGAATTAAAATTCCAGGAGAAGCGACCATTCCAGTCTATAAAAAAGGTGGTATTGTTAATAAAAAAATGGTAAAGAAGTAAAATGGCTATTAAATCAAGAAGGCCTGCCGCTGGTTCAATAGAAAAGGCAATCGAAGCACTGACAGATGGCTTACAAGTGGGTCAGGGAGCTGATATACAAGTTCCTGACGAAACTGTTACTTCTGAAGGTGGCGCGCAGATTACTAATCTACCGGACGGCGGAGCTGAAATAAACACGGATCCTAACGCACCAGTTGACCAATCGCAGATTCCTTTCGGAGGAAATCTTGCTAATTTTCTTGAAGAAAGTGATCTTCAGGATTTATCCAATAAACTGGTGGCGGCTTATGAATCCGACAAACAATCAAGAAAGGATTGGGAGGAAACGTATGTCAAGGGATTGGACATGCTTGGATTCAAGTATGAGGACCGAACGCAGCCTTTCGAGGGTGCGGCAGGTGTAGTACATCCACTGCTCGCGGAATCGGTAACGCAGTTTCAGGCACAGGCGTATAAGGAGCTTCTTCCTCCAGCAGGACCCGTTAACACGGAAGTTGTCGGCGAGATCACTCCTCAAGTCGAGGAGCAGGCGAAGCGTGTCAAGGATTACATGAATTACCAACTTACGCACGTGATGAGGGAATATGATCCGGACATGGATCAATTACTGTTCTATCTTCCTCTGTCAGGTTCGGCATTCAAGAAAACTTACTATGATTCAATATTGCAACGACCAGTTTCAAAATTCGTTTCTTCCGAGGATTGTGTTGTAAATTACATGGCTTCCTCGCTTGAAGAAGCAATCAGAATTACGCATGTCACGAAAATTGATTCCAATGAACTGAGAAAGAAACAGGTTAGTGGATTTTACCGCGACGTTCCAATTACATCCGGATCCGTTTCAACAACAAGCGATGTGGCGGATAAGATTGATGAACTTCAGGGAACAAGCGACACGCTTGCATCGGATGATGATGAGCACGTTCTTTTGGAAATGCATGTTGACGCCGATGTTCCAGGGTTCGAGGACCCAAGCGAAGTCAAGCTTCCGTATATTATCACGATTGACCAGTTTTCATCCAAGGTTTTAGGAATAAAAAGAAACTGGTTGGAAACTGACCAATTAAAAAGACGAACTGACTATTTTACGCACTACAAATTCCTCCCCGGACTGGGGTTTTACGGCTTTGGTCTGATACACATGCTTGGCGGATTGTCAAGAACAGCAACTAGTGTTTTGCGGCAGTTAGTTGATGCGGGAACTCTTGCCAATCTTCCAGCAGGTTTCAAGGCACGAGGCATGCGCATACGCGATCATGACGAGCCATTGCAGCCGGGGGAATTTCGTGACGTTGACGTGACGGGAGTTTCCATCAAGGAATCACTGTTGCCACTTCCTTACAAGGAACCGTCTCAAACTTTATTCGCCCTCTTGGGTTTCTGTGTTGACGCGGGAAAATCATTCGCGGCGATCGCGGACATGAAGATGGGTGAAGGTAACGAGCAGAATCCAGTTGGAACCACGCTTGCTCTTTTAGAGCGTGGAACAAAAGTCATGAGCGCGATTCATAAGCGATTGCACTACGCGCAAGGCGTTGAATTTAACTTATTAGCGCGTTGCATCAAGATGTTTCTTCCGCCTGAATATCCTTACATGGTGAAGGGCGGAAACAGAATGATCAAGCAACAAGATTTTGATGATCGCGTTGACATTCTGCCGGTATCCAATCCAAACATATTCTCGATGTCACAGCGTGTCATGCTGGCGCAGCAGCAATTGCAGATGGCAATCGCCAATCCGGCGTTGCACAATTTGCGTGAGGCGTACAGAAGGGTTTATCAGGCGTTGGATGTTGATAACATTGATGCATTATTGAAACCTGATCCAGGAAATCCACCGCCAAAAAGCGCGGCAACTGAAAATTCAGAAGGAATGCGTGGAACGGAACCAAAAGCGTTTCCACAACAAAATCACAAGGCGCACATAGAGGCGCACGCGGAATTCATGTTTACGAGACCAGTTCAAATTAACGTTCAAGTGTACGCGATGATGGAAGCGCATATACTGCAGCACATTGCGATCATGGCGGCGGAGCAAGTGGAACAGCAAATGCAGCAACAAGCGCAACAAATGCAACAACAGATCCAGCAAATGCAGCAACAGGCACAGCAGAATCCAATGATGCAGCAACAAGTGGCTCAACAAACACAGCAAATGCAGCAACAATTCAGTATACAAAAAGAGTCTCAGATTGCTGTCGTTGAAGCACAGTTGATCAAGGAAATGGCTCAGGAAGAAACTCAAAGAAGCGGACTTGAAGACCAAGATCCATTGGTTAAATTAAAACAACAAGAAATTGACCTTAAAGCCGCTGAATTGCAGCAAAAAGGAGAGCACGACCAAACCAAGATGCTTATGGATACAGCCGTCGATGCGGAAAAGCTTGACTTGGAGAGAGAAAAAATGTCTAGTAGTAATGAATTAGGCATGGTAAAAGAATCTTTCGGCCTTATGAAAGAGGGGCAGAAAGACGCAACTACTGAAATTAAGGAGGACGTGGCTTCATTAAGGGAAACCGCGAAGAACCGAAGCAATGAAAAAATTGCGGCGATGAGGGAGAGAGGAAAGGCTAATGGGAAATCCAAACGTAACTAAGGTAGCTGACGTGATGCACAAGGCTGAAAAGCTTGTCGCGGAAGAACTGAAAAAAAACCCGGGTCATGACCTTCTGGTCGCGGCCGGATTAATGGCGGTTACACGCAACTTATACATACGGTTACTGGGTCCCGCAGAAGCGCAGAAAATATTTGCAGTCATGCTGGATTCGTTTATAATGGCTGACGAAATGTATTATGGCGAGAACCATGATACGCCACCAACAATTCACTAGGAGGTAAACATGAAGTTATTGAAAGATATTTGGAACCACTTGAAGGAGTGGAACGAATGGGG